ACCATGTGCAAATTAAAAATAAATTTGTCTTTGATGTGCTTGATAAATTCGAGGTTCTCTAGAATTTTTTCAAAGTTGCCTCCCAGTCGAAGTTTTTCGTATGTATTTTTAGTGGCACCATCGATGCTGATGCCTAGCACAGTCAATCTATCAAACATCTCTTTGTTTTTTATATACATTTTTTTAACAAGCAGTCCGTTAGTTTGAAGGCTAAATTTCAGATGCTCAAGGTGTTTGGTGTTTTTTATAAAATATCTATAGACCAAACTTGCGAAAGGATCGCCGTCACTACCGATGTGTACATTTGTATTAGTCTGTTGTTTTTTCAAATAATCTATAATCTTATCTGCGATAGACATTCTTTTTTTGAGTTCGGGTCCGGATTTGTAAAATATCTGTTTGTTCCTACAACTTGGACAAAATAAATTACAACTTTCATCGATGGCCAATCTAATATTTTTTATTTTCACATTTGGTACTGTTTCCGGCCATCCTAGGTCTCTGTCTTTTAACAAAAATGTGCATTGATGATTATTGCAGTAACGGTACGATCCGTCCGCAATAGATTCCTGAAGTATTTTTGCTGTGTTTGAAGTAATAATTTTTTCCAAAGGTTGTACTTGTATATTACCAACACTCTGTGGTAACCAGGCCTGGCATTCGCAAAGATAACAGGAACCGTTTTTATCAATTAAAACAGTATCAAAAGGTCTAGTACAGTAAGAGTTAAACTTAAGATCTTTGCTTGTATCTATGTTATACCAGTCAAATAAACGTTGATTTATCATGATGCACATTTAATTAGTCACAAAATTAATAGCCGTTTATTTTTGTAATTAAATAAGAGTATGGAAATTGAAAATTTAGAAAACAGTAGTTACGGTGTAAAAATTAAAACATCATATGATGAGATGATCGAGAACTTTGACGAGATAGTTCAACTGCAAGATCAGTATAAATTGCTTATTTTTAAGAACATTGATCTTTCAGCAGATCAACTGGTATCGATTATAAAAAAAGTAGGTGAGCCAGTCAGACATGCAAAATGGAGAACCAATGCATTGCAGAGTCATCCAGAAATATATGTGCTCACAAATGACAAAACCAAAGGACAATTGAGTCCAGAGATTTGGCACATCGACCAATCATTTTTACAAAATCCTCCTACGCATAGTTTTTTATATTCATTAAAAGTGGCTCAGGAAGGTGGAACAACTGTGTTCTCTGATCAATCGGCTGTGTATAGAGATCTTCCCCTAGATTTAAAAAAGAAAATTACAGGAAAAGTTTGTGTACACGAACACGCTACTGACTATCATCTAGCGGCTGTACCCGACCCGGATGAACTAAAAGGAATTGGTGGAGGGGAACCTGTATATCATCCACTGGTTATGCCTCACTGGACGACAGGTGAAAATTGTTTATTTTCTGTGTTTGGTCATATTAGAAAAATATTGGGAATGGAACAAGACAAAAGTGATGCACTCATGAAGACGTTACAAGAACACGCAATAAACGAAAATTATGTTTATGAGCACCATTGGGAAGAAAAAGATTTTTTAATGTGGGATAATATTTCTTTACTACATTCGGCTAGAGGAACAGTAGATAGCCTAGACCCAAAACACGAAAGATTACTCTGGCGTTTGAATGCCAGACACACACTTGCCTAAAAAATTATTGTTGTCCGTCGACTAGTGTGAATGCTATCACACAAGGTTCATTAAAAGGATTATACCAGGCATGGCGAGCTCCTCGCTGTACTAAAACATCTCCCTGTGATAATTCAACCTCTTCGTCTCCTTCGTCAAGCAGTAGTTTTATTTTTCCAGAAATAACATATCCATAATCAACAGTTGGTGTTGTGTGCATATAAGGATGTCTCTTGCTAGGCTTAAGATTTTCTAAGGCATTCATTTTTTTAAAACCGTCCTGGGGATTTAATTTTTTCAGTACTTCGTCGTCTTGTGGATCAAACTGTACAACCAAAAAAGTTGTACCTCCCGGTGCCGGAAAGGTTTTGAAATTAGAATCAATTGGATCGTTGAATCCTGTGAAATCTTGTTTTTCGTTTTTGGTTTTCCAGAGATACGTGTGCGTATGGAACGGTCGGTCGTCGCCAAAATCTAAAACTCCCTTGGCAATATCGTTTGACATTACTGTTGATTTGCCTTGTTCGTTGATTCCTGTTACTATTCTTTTAAATGTTTTAATTGTTTTCATAATTCATTATATAATATTTTTAATAATTAAACAACCGTTTTAATTCCGGAACATGATCTTGTATTGCAATACCACGTTGTTTGTTAAAAAAATCAGTCCACAGTTTGGCTTGGTGTAATTTTTGTTGATAGAAAATTTCCGTTTCTCCTTGTGTCATTTTAAGTACATCCGCCAGTGTGTTAACACATCTAACGTTGTAAAAATTTTCCAATTCGTGAAACTTCATTCCTTTTTGGGTATAATGATTTACTGCATCCGCGGTGCGAGATTTTTGTTCCTCTAACATGGGTTGAGGTATCAAACGATTAGAAGTATACATGGGCGACGTCACAAGTCCTATATCCATGTCTCTTATGTCTGTGTTGTCATGTATTACTTGTATCTGTTCCGGAACGTTAAAAGACGAGTGTAACGTCAAGGATGTACGTACACATATACCGTGTCCACTCTTACACAACCTTTCTATGTTTTTCATAGTATTAGAATAATCACCGCCCCTGATCCATTCATATTGCTTACCTATACCGTCTAGGCTGATGTTGATTCCTAACTTTCCTCGAGGATATTCTTCAACGGCTTTCCATGCATCCTTTGATATCAAACTGAGGTTTGTGGTCATGACTATACGAGGTGGTCTTTTTTGCCTGGCCGCTTCGGACATCACTATAAAGTTTCTTTTTTCTACCAACGGTTCTCCACCTTTCAATTGTATTACTTCCACAGTAGGCAACACTTTTAAAATTTTTTGGAAATCTTCTTCGGACAATTTGTTCATGAACAATCTCTTTCCCTCGATCAGTCTTCCTTCTCTGCCTTCTATAGTTTCTATTCCTGTTTGTTCCTTTTGTATCTTTTTTTCTAGATCATACCATTTTGAACTATAAAGAGGACCACACATGATACAAGTTTGATTGCAAACATTTGATAACGAAAGATCTAAATACAGTATTGGCATATCTTTGTTAGATAAGTTTTTGGGAGGATTGTTGTTTGGAACAACGTCCGCAGTCCAGGTATCAATGGGTGCAGAAAGTCCTCTACTTTTTTTAAATTCACATGTGAAACAATATTTAGGAAATACGTTGTTTTTAAATTGCTGTCTCATACTATTATACTCGATGGAGTTAGTAAAAAACTTTTGTAAGTCGTCGACCTTGCTAATATGTTTGATTATAGGATCTACGGAAGAACAGCACACAACCAAATTTCCGTCCGGGTTGATCGTGAGACCCGACCATGGTAACTCGCAAAGTTTTCCTGGCTTCGAAGAGATGTTTAGTTCGTGTCTGTGCTGATTTTGATTCATCTTGATAGATATATTTAATGGTAAAAACATAAAGGTCAAATAAATCTTACGCTAATTTACGCTTCGCTAAAATAATTTTTTGTAAATTTTACGCAATAAGTAAAAAGATAATCAATGACAAATCTTATAATTTTAAATGATTTACCAACTTACGATGTACCATCAAAAACTGCTGGTGCATATAGGATAGCCTCATCTTGCAGACAGCACGGACACTCTGTAAATGTTTTAGATCATTTCAGTTATTTTGTAGATAAAGACCCGGTATCTTTTTTCAATATCTTATCCAAGCAAATTACCAAAGAAACTTATGCTTTAGCAATTAGCGGAACTTGGTTTTCTAGTTTAGACTTTGATCACAAAAAAGTCACAATAAATGATAGCATCACATATGAAGGTACCGGACAATATTCAGATGCCAAATGGTTCAATTGTTTTTATAAACTTTTTACATACATCAAAAAAAATCATCCAAATCTAAAAATATTGTTAGGAGGACACAGTTCCGGGTCTGTCGCCATTTATAACATTTTTGGAAATTTGCCTTTTAACTTTATTGATTACTGGATAAAAGGTTTTGGTGAAAGTTCTATGATTCAATTTTTAAATAATTGTAAATCAAATAAATCAAATCCTGTTGAAAAAATATTACCCGGAGATCCTTTAGGTTTATTATATGATTTTCATAATTGTCCACCCATGTTTTCAAAAAACGATGTAATACTTCCAAACGAAACATTACCTTTAGAATTAAGCAGAGGTTGTAGATTCAAATGTAAATTTTGTTCATATCCTCTGTTAGGAAAAAATCCAAAAGAACATAGATATCTAAGAAGTAAAAATAGTATTAAGGAAGAACTTAAATTTAATTACGACACATGGGGAGTTACTAATTATTTTGTCTTGTGTGATACTTTTAATGAAACAACTGAAAAATTACAAACACTTGCAGATGTTGTTGACGATCTCAAACTTGAATTAAATTTGACTGCATATATTAGATTAGATCTAGTTCATGCACATCAAGAAAAACAAATACCGTTGTTAAAAAAGGTTGGATTACGTTTCGCCAATTTTGGAATAGAAAGTTTAAACGATCCCTCATCTAAAGCAATCGGAAAAGGTTTGGGTAAAGAAAAAACAATAAAAGCGTTGTCTCTCATGAAGAAAGAATGGCACAATGACATACACCTACACGGAAATTTTGTTGTGGGATTACCTCATGAAACAATAGACACCATTGAACAAAATAATAAAGAATTGTTGGATGGTACAATAGGATTAGACAGTTATACATGGCATAGCCTAAGCATAGTCAGAAACAGAGGTAAGTCCAGAAGTTTTTCAAGTGAGTTTGATAGGAATTACAAAGATTACGGTTACGATGTATTTGAAAATAATATGCCTGGTAGAAACGGAGATGCTTGGAAGAACGAACACTGGGACAGTTTTATGACAGACAGGTTAAGTAGACAATGGAACGAATACGCTAGAACAAATAATAAATCTAAATTAGATGCTTGGCGTATGGCTTCGATTTTAAATTATGGTATATCGTATAAAGAAGCATTGACAAAATATCATACAGATCTATTGTCAGATGAGTATAAGAATTATAAAAAAGTTTTTTTGGATGATTATATTAAGAAAGTAAAAGAAAAATTCTTATAATATGTTTGCCTGCATTACACAGGCAAACATAAAAAATAACAATTAGAATGTAAATTTCATTCCTACTGCCATGTCGTTTGTGTCTGTACCTGATGGTACGTCAGTGATTTCGTAACCGGCGTACATACTAAAGTTGCTACCAATTTTTTTCTCGGCACCATACGTATGATACTTGTTACCATCTTCGATCTCACCGTAACCTGCTGAAAATGTTGTTTGTCCAATTGTGTATGAACCAACTAGTTCATTCGCAGTAGTGTCTAATGATGTTGACTCGACTGATTTAATTGTATAATTGTAACCAAGTGTAACAGCATCGTTTAAATCAAAATTTAAACCCGCACCTTTGTACTCAATCGAATTTACTTTGTCATCTGAGTAAGCAATACCTACGTTTAGTTTATCACTTACATCCATAGAAGCCGCAGTTTCATAAACATCAACACCTGATTTACCAGTTGTTCCGTCAACTTTGATCAAGTTATCTAACTGTATTGCACCAAATGTGTTAGAGTAGATTACTGTGTGTGAATCTCTACTGAACAGTTTTTGTGATGCACTATTACCATATTCTGGGAACACATCTGTTTTAGATGTTACTGCACCTTTGAATACAGAGTTTTGTCTACCTGCTGACAGCATACCTGCATCGCCCATGTCAACACCAGCATATGCTAGTTTTGAATCAAATGGTGTTGAACCAGAATCATCTGCATCGATGTCCACTTCTAATTTGGCAAAGCCGTCGATACCTTCTGATAGGTTGCTCGAGAAATCAACACCGATAGAAGAACCGTTGTTCTCCGCTTTCGATGTTGCCACGCCGTTAGCGTCCTCGTTATTAGAAAGCATATAGTTTAATGAACCATAAACTTTCATATCAGCCGCTTCTGCTGGAGCCGGTTTTAAAACCGACCATAATATGCCAAGTGCAATAATAATCGCTACACCTAGGCCTATTTTTTTCTTTGTTATTTTCATAGTTTTCTCCTTATTTTTGTGTGGCTGTAAAGCCATTCACAAATTCTTTAAACTTCTGGGAATTTTAATTGATTTTTTCTATATGGTAACTTTTATGAAATGTTGTTTTTTCATTTTTTTTACAGACACTATTTATCATAAACTATGTCTATTATTGCTCTTCATCTGAGTGTAAATCATTTAATAATTGTCTCAATTTGGCCCCTTCAACTGTGGCTTTAACTTTACCTATATCGTTTCCTTTTGTAGGATCGATAGTAATATTTTTGTTACTATCATTAATAATTTTACTTTTTTGTTTTAAAGAATCGTACATTGCTGTTGCTGGTTTTTTAAATTGTGAATGATCGCCTTCCTCTTCGAGTAAATCTTTTATTCTAAGAGTATCTAAATCAAATTCTAAATCCACTTTTTGTCCCACACCGCTTGAACTTCTTGTTTTCATAAACTGTATTTGATAACGTCCACGCTCTTTCATTGCACGACTTGTAAAGATACCAATCACGTTATCTGCTGTTTGAATCTTACTCAACCCGCCCGAAATATGTGAATGGTCAAACTCGATTTCTTCAACCGATGCTCTATTCAATTGTGATGCCGTTACCATGATCATCTGAGATTCAGTTGCGAAATTTCTAAGTTCTTCCGATACATATTTGTCTTTTATAAAAAGATCTGCAGGACTGATACGTTTACTTTTAGGCATCATCAGATCCAAATAATCAATCAATATACAATCAAATTTCTTTTTATTTTTCAATTCAAGTTCTTTGAGATACGCTTTAATGTCATTTACGTTACTGCCACTTGGTAGATATTTTATCTGTAAAGCACCGGATTTTTTCTCAATCATTTTTACTTTCATTTCCACGTTGTCAATTTCTGGAAATATTCTTCTTGTTGCTATGCCAGACATCATGGCATCGAGTCTCATTGCCACCAATGATTCACTTAATTCAAATGAAAGATAGCAAGTATTCAACCCGGCAGTTGCCCAATTCACAGCAAGATTCTGTAGGAAAATAGATTTACCTGCACCCGATCCTCCAGCAAAAATGTTTAATTCTCCTTTATTAAATCCGCCAAACAATTTTTTATCTACGTTTATCCATCCTGTGCTAACCTGTCCGTTGGCACTCTTAAGATCCTCTAATCTTCTTTTAGGGTTTTCAAAATAGTTTGTTCCTAGATCTTTAGTAAGACTTATACTAACAGCCGCTTTGATCTTGTCTTCTACTGGATTATAATCTCCCTTTTCGAGCAAATCTGCAGACTCCAATATTGCTCTCTCCATTGATTTGTGCCTAGAAAATGTTTCAAATTCATCTAGTAGCCAATTAAAATGTGCCGGATCTAGATCCTTTGCAGTTTTTAATTTTGTATCATGTACAGCATTAATTTGTTCAACGTCGGGCATGACTTTATATTCATCGACATAATCCTTAACAAATTTTGCAATTGGTTGTAGTTTCCTGTCAAAATTTGCAGGTTCAAAAATATTTTGTGCCCTAGCAAATGATTCAGCATCTGCCATTAGCATTTCTAAATAAAGTTTTTGTACGTCAAATGTATATTCAGCCATTTATTTTTCTTTTTAAATCGATCTTAAGTTTATTAGTTTCTGTTCCTTTTAGTATCGACTGTATTGTATATAATCTTCCATATTGTAACACAGATTCGGCCACATCATCAACTCCTTTTTGCCATTCTGGAAAAGATACAGACCACCCAAACTCTATTGCTTGGTCTATTAGTTTTTCTCCGGCTTTGTCTTGATCCGGCACTACAATTACCTGTCTATTCAAACTGTTTATAATATCTTTCTGCGTATCATTGACCTCTGAACCTAAAATGCTCACACCCGAAACAGTGATAGCATCAAAAGGACCTTCGGTTACAATCACAAACTTTCTTTTCCAATCCTGGACATCTATGTTAAACACATAACCCGGTTGTGTTTCTGTCCAATATTTAACTTCCTTGTTTCTTGTATCAAAAATTCTTCCTGTGTGTCCTACTATATTATTTTTCCAATAAAAAGGCACAATTACTCTTCTATGGAAATCTCCTGTTTGATCCGGACTATAATAAAATTTATACCAATCGGGAGAAATACCTCTTTTTTTTAAGTAGTTCAATAATTGATCAATTTTTTTATATTGAACTTCTGTTAGATCTTTTGCAATATATTTTTCCAACCAATAATCTAGTGTGTGTGAATTTTTTGGCAACGTCTTGATAGCAAAATTTATATTTTTTTTTGTTTCAAATGTATTGCCGGATTCTTCATAACGCATGGCCTCTATTGATAATTTTCTTATAGTTTCTTCACTAATTCCTAACCAGCTCATGAGTTGTCTTGTTTTCGCATTGAGTTTTCTTCCAACAACATACGAAGTTTTATAACCACAATTAAAACAATGATAACTTAAAGTACCGTCGGCAGAAGTCATGATGCCTCCACGTTTTCTTTTATCAGCACCTGTGCCGTTGTGTATACAACACGGAGCATTAAAAGATAACCAACCAGAGGGTGTTTTTTTCTTTCCGCTAGGAAGCGAATTCAGAATAGTAGACTGAATTAAATTCATATTCTACATTTTACTGTCTATATAAGATTTTGTCAATCACACCGTTGTTACTGCCGGTGTTTTGCCAACTGAATCTGATGTTTTCCCAAACTCCAATAAAATTAAAGTATTTGACTCCAGTTGAATTGGTAAATGTAATTGGGTTGGTTTGATCAGTTGCTGTGATGTCTGCGAAGTCCGAGTCTTGTACTGCTGTTGTGACCAATGTGCCTTGTATCTTAAATGTTCCAGTAAATCCGTTGGTATAAACAGCGATCGTGTGCAAAGAGTTATTACCATTTTGACTAGACTTACCGTCGATGTAAGCAGATGTTTTTGAATATGGTCCTGTTGTTACAGGCCATGTGATTGTTTCATTGCTAGGCACAAATTTTGGAAATGCACCGTCTAGTATCTCAAGTGTCCCTTCAGAATTATATGAGGTATTAGCATAGGTCACAGTATAAGTCACAGTAGAATCATCTCCTATTGCAATTTCTCTAATACTGTAATTGTAAAATCCCGGCTCTAGATCTAATAAATCTCCGTCGGTTAATGTTACTGTTGCTTTTCCTCTCGTGCTAACAGTTGACCCGTCGTCTACAAGTGTTAATGTTTTTTTAATGACTGATCTGTCGTTTTTTGTGTCGATCAGATCAAATTCAAATTCTTTGGTCGTAATGCTTTGTACTGCTTGATCTTCGTTTTTGAATACAAATGTTATTGGATTTGATACACCTTTATACACTTTTAGACGTCTATCGTACACTTTTGAGTTCCTTCCATTATAACCATTAATGTAGGCTATTACCACATTGTTTATTAAATACCTTGTAACTGTTTGCATAACACATATTTAACAGTATTTATTGAAACATATGAATGAAATTTTTGAAACATTAAGAAAGAAATTTCCATTTTTATCTCTTATACGAAAGGGAGATATGGAGTTTGTGGGGATCGTGCAAAACCAAGATAATCAAGTGACCAGTTTTTATGATTATGGTAGAATCATGTCTCCAGAAGATAAAATGGATTTTTTGAAATATGGTGAAATATGGTGGTGGGAATCAAATAGAAAAATACCTATTAACATATTTTTAAAAAAAGATTTCCAATACTTTAGATCTACACTGGTAACACTTACCACTAAAGATATCGAAGTTGTACACGGTCCTGTGCTTAGGCTCGATGAGATATCTAAAAAACGAATTAAAAGAAGAACAATTCAATTAATGAGAAGACCTAGTTAGGTTTTTTCTCAATGTATTTCAAGTAATATATAGTCAGTGGATTATTTGGCTGATACGAACTATACTCTATCGATGTTTGTTGATTTCTTTTTTTTGATTTTTTAAGTTTTTTCTTTTTCTGATGGTGCATCAAAAATGTATTTATCAGTTGAAATTAAATTCATCTGCACAACTATCAACTGAGCATAAGCAATCGCATGAGATTTTTTAAAAAAATAACTACCGTCTGTTGGACGTGTCCAGACCTCGGTTAATATCGTGTTCCAGTCTTTATACATCAATCCTCTTTTTGCTGGTCTTATAATTGCCAATACAGCCGCAAGTTGTTCAATATTTTTAGGCTCAAGTTTTGAGACAATGTCAAAATGTCCGTTCAAATGGAACAATTGATTTACAACATTTATATCTAATAACATATTCCAGTCGGGCTCTGTCAACATTAATTCAATTAAGTGTTCTTCGGATTTAACTTTTTCGTAAACACTAACATTTAAACAATCAATCTTAAAATATTTTCTATCTTCTGCTCTTTTATAATCTAAACTACAAAAACCTCTCAACGGGTCAACCGGAGCATCGTGAAAATATATTCCCGTTTTATGTTTCTCGGCATTTTCTTTTTTTATTATAGAAGCCGGAATGTGTTTGAATAACTTCAACGCATTTTCTCTATCAAAAAAATCTATATCTACATCAGGCATTAGTGTAATTTTCCTTTATTATAATCGTTAAACTTTTCTTTGATCCCGGGTTTAAGTAAATCTAAAACTTGTAACATTTTTTTATAACCTTTGCTGTGTTGAGTTTCTTGATTCATTTCGGGTAAAATTACTTTGCCTACCGACCCGTCGGCTTTTATTACAACAACACTGTCGCCCGCTTCAATATCTAAATGATCATCAATAGCAATATCTACTTTACTCAATTCTTGCCTCCTTGGCTGTTTCGTTTACAAAAATTGCATCGGCCGGATTTGATCTAAATTTGTTAGACCAAAATTCGGGATTTATAAATCGTTGCACCATTTGTAATTGTTCATCCGAAAAAGATTTCAACATTTTTTTACCCGCAGGACATCCGAGGATCAACCATGGAGATATACTGCCTTTTTGTATATGTGAAACTGCTCTATTGGTACTAACTAAACGAAAATAATCTGCCCATTGTACTTTTTGTTCGTCGGCCCATTCCATCATTGTTTTAATAGATCTTTGTAGAGCAGATTCTAAAGGTTCTGTTTTTAAAGTTTCAATCAAGTAAGATTCATATAGTTCATCTCTTGCCCAATGATCTAATTTAACTTTTGATCTTACAATAAAATCTATATATTTGTCTGGATATAAAGGATTGATGTACATAAGATATCTACCAAATTTTACAAATGCATTATAATAGGACGAGTCACAAAATTGTTTATATGTTTTTGGCTTTCCGGTATTTTGATGAACTTCATAAAATTTTTGAAAAACAAGGAATCCATTTTTAACCCATTTTTCGTCCTTTTGTAAATGTCTTCTTTTGGGTTCGCATACATGAACTTGTAATGTTCTTTCTTTTTGAAAAGTTTTATTACAGTATGTACAAGTATTAAGATTGTTTTCCATATGATTCTAATATTTCTTCGAGCTCGGCATCGGTTAATATCTTGTCAAGAGTTTCAATATCGTCTTCCTTCATATGAGGATATATTTCTAATAGTTGTTGCATACTTTTATTAACTGTCTTCTTCATTGGTTTGACCCATGGGTGAAACTGTTGTTTTAATCCACCGCACATGGCAGTCAATATCCAGCAGAGTTTTTTGTGTTTGCTGGACAACGTAAAAAGATGTTTGTTAACACACTCGTTAATCATCTCAACATAGTGTTCTTGATAAAATTTATCGCCGGATACAGAACTAGCATATCTCATGATCATATATGGAGAATATAAACTTTTTTCTTTATCATCGATACGATCATAATAATCCTTATTACGAAAATCAACGGCTTTCATGCCATTCCTGAGCTCAAAAAATTTTCTATTTTTTTCTTTTACCATACCGATCCATAATCCAGTTGTTCAGACTGTCTTGATATATCTTTAACAAAATAAGCACACTTGGGATCCTTGCCGTCCTCCAACGGAACTGCTAATATCTGTCCTGATTTTAACTTTGGAAAGTACCATTTTACTTCTTGATAGATATCTTCTATATCAACTAGCATAAACTCGGGTTTGGCACTAGTCATGGGATTAAACACAAATGCTTCAAAGCCTCTATCATTTAAACTAGTGATAGGCATAACAAATAATTCGCCTTCCTCTGGATCACCTACAATCATTTTCCAATCTAACGGCATTTTGATCTTGTAGTTTCCGATAGACAAAACAGCCGCCGGAGCATTAAAAGATTCTAAAAAAATTAAAGGCACATAAAAATAATCTGGATCAGCAGGATTGCTATTATCTAAAACTGCAAATCTCAAATTATCGTCAACATACTCTGGTATTTTTTCTAAGGTATATGTTCTATTTTCTAATGTAAGGATTTTCATAATTTATTTTATCTATATTATAAGGGTAATTTGCCTCTTTGTAAAACTTTTTTCTTTCAGTTAAATGTCTTTTTGCAAATTTACACGAACTGGTTATATCCCAGATTTGTACTGAATCTTTATCTTCGGCTTTTCTTATTCCTCGTCCTATCGATTGTATTACTCTAACAAACGATTTACCAGGTTCTATAAGAACCAAATTAAAAATACGAGGGATATTAATGCCAACGCTGGCAACTCCATATGTGGCAATAATAATTTTATTTGTTGCAGTAGATACTTCATCATAGTGTTCCTTTCTATCTATATTTTTTGTTGCTCCCGAAATAAAAGTTGATCCTTTCAATTTTTTTTCTAAAATCTCTCCAGCAGATATTCTATCAACTAAAATTAATGTATTACCTGAACTTGCTATACTGTCAACAGTTTTAGCAATCCATTCCATTCGTGTTTCATCTGTTGTCAGCCATTTTAATTCTTCTTGATAATTTTTAAATGCAGGATGATCTTGTGTTTGTAAAATATTTACATCACATTTTGCTAACACTCCTTTATCTTGTAATTCTTTGGCGGGTATTTTATTTACAACTTCACCAATTGAACATTTTAATCCATAAAATTCAAAATCTGCTTTAGGCACTGTTCCTGTGAGACCCCAACGTATACCACAATGAGCAAATGGTCCCGTCAACATTCTTTTTAAAACATCGGCCTTGGCCATATGTACCTCGTCAACTATAATTGTATTGACATTTTGTATTGCTTCTAAAAATTCAGTAGAGTGATCGTCTTTACTTCTTTTTTCTAGCACATTAAGAGATTGCCAAGTGGCTATTGTGTTTTGTCTTCCTAGTTCTTTGCGATCTCCATAATAAACTCCCACATCTAAATTACAAGCAAGAAAATCGTCCTCGGTTTGTGTTACTAAACTTTTATTTGGAACTATTGTTAATGTTCTTCCGTAATCTTCGACTAGTTTACATAGTGCGGCAGTGATAATTGTTTTACCTGCACCAGTGGCAACTTCTTGTATACACTGAGGATTTTCTAAAAATTTATTAATTATTTCGACTTGATAGTCTCGTAATTCTATCGGTTGTCCTCCACACGGATGATTTGTGGGCCAAGTAATATCACTTAAATAATTTTTGTCTATCAGTTTAAATTCAAAATTATGATTTTCACGCTCGTCGTTAAGGTCGACATAAACATTATGTTCTTCAAGTATTGGTAAAATTTGAGGCACTAATGCTAGATAACTGGTACCTCCCAAACCAAAAAAACTAACTTTTCCATCCCATCTTCCTAATTTCACTGCCGGTAGATGACGGGCATACGGAATCTCAAATTTAAATTTATTGTGTAATTTTTTACGAAACTCTAATGATAAATCTTCAAATTTAACATTCACTTCATCCTTAATTACTAATTTACATGAACTCATAATTGTTTTATATCAGTTTTAAAAACTTGGTTTTGTACTAATATAATACAATCTTTTTGGAAGGTTATCAACCATTCTCTTAATAGATTCCGACGATGTTGGCCAAAATACGGTATCTTGTAAAGCAAAACTACATTTTATTTTTACTTTTGATTTGATTAGTGTTCTTGGTATTCTGTTTCGAATGATTATAATTTTGGTATTTTTGTCTATGTATTTTGATGCCTTGGATTCTAACACTATATTAAACCATCTATCCTGCATCGACATTCTATCGCTCAATGATGTATCTTTACCATAAATGTAATCTGGGTCTCCAGCATACACAAAATCTTTTTCTCTTTGTGAATTATAAACATCTGGCGGATCTTCTAGTGTTACTCCCCAGGCTATTTCATTTCTATCATAGTTCATTTTATTAAATGCTTCATACCATTCTTCAAATTCGGTTACTTGTTTAAAATTTTCAAGAAGTCCGCTCATGGGTGTTATTGCTGGAAACATATCTAATTCTTCTAATGCTTTTAAAAAATCTACTTTTGAATATTTTGTTCTATCTATCCACAAATCTGTTTTCATCGATAAAGCAATTTTTTCTGATAATTTGTTATCGGTTAAATCAATTTTAGGTATTAAGGAATCGATTTGTAAGTTTTTTATTACGTCAAATTGATGTAAAATATTTTTCTTTTGATATTCATTCCACCAGTCTACTAAATTTTCATTACCGTTTACTATAGATAATTCTTTATTTTCAAATTTAATACAAGGAGTTTTATATAAAATTTTTTCTTTTTTTATTTCCTCGTAATCGTCTAGTAAAACAGTATTCAAAATTTTAAAGTCGTATCTCACTGCTATCAATGTTACATAATAACAAGTAACTTCGGTGTAAGGTATGATCCATTTTTTTGATTCTCCGTCGTAACTCATTGGTAATAGACTTTCTGTTTTATGATTTTTTAAGCACCTTATCAGTCTAATAATCTTTTCATCGTACGGAAATTTTAATTCAATAATTTCTTTCTTTAATTCTTCATCGACATAAACATCAACTGATTTAACAAAGTCAATTATTCTAAAAGGATTTTCGTATATGGGATTGTTTAATAAGTCAGAAAGGTCAATTTGGTATTTTTGAAAAAGTGTGTGATATCTTTTTAGTATTGCCAAAGCCAGTTTTGCCTGTTTCTCTGTCCAAGTATAAGGCGAGTCGGCTAAACTTATCACCGTTTTTTTGTCTTTATGATGAGGTTGAAATCCTTCCCAAAAATACTCATTATACGCTAAAACACGTATAGCGGCTTCAATTGTTGATATAGAAATGTTAGTTGTTTTACGCATGGTAATTTTTGATAATTATATTATAGCACATATGGTAATAAAGTCAACCACCCATTATGTGCGTACTTTATATGAAGTTAAAAAAACAAAAAAAAGTATCAAAATTAGCACTCAAAAAAGTGCGATATCAGGTAAAAAATGCTCTAGAAAAAAGAGCCAAAGTAACGGATCATAGACCAACAGTGGCACAATGTCAGAGTTGGTTCAATATATTAAACAAAGGACTATTTGAGAACTCATTAAAAATGCCTCCTTTTTACATAAGAAGATTAAAGGATTGCTGGGGGCAGTGTATCTGTGCCTGGGACGCTCGGATAGTAAAAGTACCGGAAGGAAACATACCTCATATAGAACATCATTCTATCGAGTATTATATAGACATGAATTATAAGTATCCTACCTGGAAAGATTTTGTTGAAACACTAGCACACGAAATGATTCATTTATGGCAAATGACCATAAAAAAAGACAAGACAGCAAATCATAATAAATCCTTTTACAGTTGGCGTAGCAAACTACAAAAACTTAATTTAGGATTGACTCTGTAAATTCTCTATAAGTTATTAATTTAGTATTGCCTAGATCTGTTCCTGTTTGAGTATTGTACAAGTAGTTTGGAGGATTGTCATGAACAATTATAAAATTACAATAAGGTCGTTGTTTAATTATTTTTCGAAAAGTGCTGTACCATTCGGTAAAGATCATATCACTATTTCTTTCTCCATAGTTTTTTGAATCTTGATAAATGTTGTTTAGTTCTCCCTTACCGTATTCTCTAAAATCAAATCCAATTAGGTAGATATTTTTATGACCGTGTATGGCCGCTGTCCATATGGCTTGATTACCACTGGTATAGTGTTGGTTGTACGGGATAAGATTTAATTTTGCTTCTGGATATGCATTTACTTCCAAACTAGGAGCATAACACACAGTTTTTTTATCAACTTCATTTTCTACAATTTCTTTTGTCATTTGTCTATCAACTGTAAACAAATAGTCTGGAGTAAAATCTCTATATAATGCATTACACCCATACGTTTGTCCAGTAGATTTTAATAAGGTTAAATCAAAATTTTTACGACTTGGTCCGTTACCGATACAATAAGCATTTCCCGTTGGAACCGCTTTGACTTTGTCCTCAAAAAAAGCAGTTTCTTGAGTTTTCTTTCCACCTTTTATCACGGTCCTCACAATAACTGTCTCACCTGTATAAGGTTCCCATTCAATCGGATCAATAACACCTTTTCTTTTATCATGTACTATTTTCATAATTTTATTTAATGTATTTTTCTAACAACCTTTCTCTAATTCTTCTCCATGGTATACCGTCTCTAATTTCGTCAGTTGTCCATTCTGTATATGCTAATTTATTTGCCCATTGTTGTCTGTTTGGCATAGCCGGATGTTCTATATCTGTGATTGAACTATTTCCTACGTCATAACATAAACTAGATTCCGATACAAACACAGGTATACCATTGAATACAGATTCCATGGCAGGATTAGAAGAATGATTAATAACTGCCCACGTGGATGTCAACGTTTTTTTAAAATCTGTATCGTCGTATGTTGATAAATCTCTTATAGGACGTTTGATTCTTACAGCGGGCCATGTTTTATTTTTTAATTCAAAAGGATTTCTAGGATGTGGTCTAACCAAGATCGGGCGTTGTGTATATTTTCTTATTTCTTTTATTTGTTGTTCAACCCACACATTCATTTTGGGTTGCCCTACCCATTGGTTACTAGTATCGTGTTGTCCACATATTACAATGACATTTCCAGTTTTGTTCCATGGTTTCATTTCTATATTAAATTTTGGCCATCTCTTGTCATCAAAAACATGATTGGCAAAATCGGCGTCTCTATTAATTCCGTTTATTCCCATTTTCCATGTGACATTTCTTTTGATTCCACCTACTTCTAATACTACTATTGGCTTATTATGTTTTTTAAAAAAATCCCAAACTTCTTTATTTTTTTCCATTCTTCCCCGCCAAAGCACACTCCATATAACAGCAATATCACAAGTGTTATCGTACTTGTTAATCATAATCTTTTCATTTTTTTCTTGTAGATGTTTTATGAATGCCTCAAACACAGGCTTTGAATTTAAACTACCGTATTCTGGAAAGATTGCTATTTTCATTTTAATGTTGGTGGAACTTTTGTCCAGTATTCTATTTCTGTTAAGTTTTTTACATCTGTTAATTTTTGTTGTCTAAAATCATTTTTGGCACTGCTCCCTAATTTTTTTCTTTTTCCTTTCATGTGATCCATATAAAGTCCAAGTTCGCTATTAACAAAAACATGATGACCTTTTATGCCTTTCCAGTATCCTATATCGTTGACTGCTATATGTTTTTCTTTTTGATATTTTTTTACAAGATGCCAAAACACATATGAATCATGCCATTCCAATAATTTAAATACTTCGTCGGTCACATAAAGTTGTTCCCATTCGTTTACGAAATTTTGTATCTCATGATGTTTTAAATTATAACCAACAAAACCACATTCCGGATATTTTCCGCCATCCTTTAAATTGGGATTTTCTCTTCCTAGGTAAGTGACCATGGTGTTTTCTGGTAATAAAGATTCAAAAAAGTTTTTTGGTACAGGTCTAAATGTGAAAGTATCTGCATCGACCCATATGACATAATCGTAATCTTTAGAATTTCTTACACCGTTAATAACACAGAACACTTTGTTAGCAAATCGAACAGCCGCCCATAAAAATGATCCTTTGGTAGCATCTTTTCCACCTTTGTCTTTCAGCTCAATTGGTCTTCTTACACCGCCTGGTATTTCTTCTAGTTCTCCGTTGGCGACAGGATCGTGTTTGTGTTTGTTTTTAAAATTAAATAATTCTGGTTCAGCGGAGTTTAAATCAATCCATTTTATTCTTTCATAACTGCATTGAGGCTTTGGTTCTTCTGCATATACTACTATATCAACGTCTGCCGGGAAATTCTGAGCCATACTTTCAATTCCTTTACGAGAATATTGTTCCCAGGTACCCGGTTTGTACGATGTTATTACTTTAATT